AAAGTAATGTATAATCTATTGCCCATTTTCACGAAATTCGTAGCGGTTGCCTCGTGTCCCGTGCGGGATTTTTCATAGGTGAAAGTTGTGTGAATATAGTGTATCAATATAGAAGCGCGCACGTACGCGTATATCATACTTTTATCAAGTTGTACACAACTATTTTACTAAAATGTATGATACCCAAATATCATACAAAAAGTCTAAAAACTGCTCATTATTTTGTTTACAACTGAATTTATGTATTGTACTATTATCCTAGATTGATGCTGATCAGTTAAACGAAAGGAGAAAACGCTATGATGATCTTGTTCGCACCTTCAATGATTGCAGTAGTTCTGATCACCGCAATCTCGCTTCGTCCGCTTTTCAGCTTCGCAAAATAATTCGAAAACTGCTCATTATTTTGTGTACAACTCGTTTTACTTAGTGTACTATAGATACAGATTGATAGAGCAACACAAATCAAATTCGAAACAAGGAGAACTACAATGTCGAAGAAAAACATCGCAAAGTCCACCCTCGCCTCCACGTCCCCTGCACTCACTGGTGAGTTCACGAGTGATGGAGAGCTCAAAACCGAAGTTCAGCCCACGATCCCAGTAATCAAGGAGACACCCGTCGAGGAGCGCCAGTATCGTCTCGTGACCACCGAGGGTGAGCCAATGAAGTTCCGTGGCAAGCAGCGGCAGATCGTCTACAACGTCCTCCTCGAGCTCGGAGAAGCTAGCACGATTGCTCAGGTCGCCGAAGTCGCTGACAAGCTCGAGCTCAAGGCAGTCGGTGGCACGGAGCCCTCGGTACGTTACCACCTCCACCACATGACCAAGGATGGTATCACCGAAGTCGTGAACCCCACGATCACGATCGAGTAAGAGAACAACGTAGCACGTGGCCCTAGCCGAAAGGCTGGGGCTTTCGTGCGTTTGCGAGCGGCCTGGAGGACATGTCCTCCAGGAAACTTGTCATTTCACGCCCTAATGGTCGACAGCCCCTCCCGACTGACATAATCCCGGGGCCAACTTTTTCTAAAGGAAAGTCCACAGTATGGGGCACCAAACACGTATTTATGCAATCGTCTTTCCCTTAAACTTATCCCACAATCGTTTATACCAAGGAGTGGTCATGTGGTAAGTAAGACCTTGTGTAAACTTAAAACGAGCTTGTTGTTCTAGACGACGGAGTTCATATATTTCTTCTTCAGTTAGTAGACGACTCATTTCTGCAACCTCTTAAAATTCGCAATATTAGACTCGATATCAGCTTTAGTAAAGTTGCAGTCCGTGTCCCGAAGAATCTTTAACATTTTTTCTTCAGAACTAATAGCTATACGAAGAGCGAGTTGAATTACTTCTTCATCAGTCATCTTAGTCATGGTGACAATAATCCTTTGGTCTCTCTTGATCTTCTTGTGGAGTATCTGTAGGCATCCCACAAAATTTACAAGAGTATGGGTGATCCAGCAGGTACTGAATATCTCTAAGTTTTGCGTCTACGGGGCCTTCATTGAAATGAGGTCTGCTAACGAGGTTAAGGATTCTATTAGCTAAAGTACTATACTTATTTATAGGAAACCATTGCCTGAACCGTTCCTTATCGCGTTCAATTCTTTCTGTAACATCTTTACGCTCTAGCATTTCCTGCCTCCTGCTGTATCTCCATTTGTTTATATTCTCTTAATAGAGAATCATAGTAAGTTTGAACGCTTAAGTCCGGTCTAAATAAGTACCTTAAAGGCACTTGATATTGAGCCGCCACGAACATTGCGAAGTCATAAAATTTCTGAGCCATTATCCAGAGAAACTGGGTGTCGGCTGTCATTGCGATGGGTGGAGCTATCTGAATCGCGGTTTCCGACGCGGAGGTGTCGAGCGCAAGTGCCTTTGAATCAGTGCTTATTGCTATAGTCGTGGCGACAAATAGCTGTAGAAACTTTCTTCTATCTATAGGCATGGTTGACCGCACTTTCCACAGGAGTGAACGTCCAGAATTTCGTAATTGGCCAAAATCCACATAATATCCATTATACATCCTATTGTACAAAGCTGTACATAACAATTTTACTAAACAGTAATGACGTGCAATAAAAACTTGCGAATAAAACCGTCAGATGTTATATGATGAATTATAAACACTGAGTTATCCTTTAACCCTTCACGAAACACGTAAAGCGAATCTTCTGACTAAGATCGTTAGACGCAGCTATCCGGAGCTATAGCCGGAGCATTAGATCAGATGCTACCAGGGGTGTGCCATGCGGAATCCTTTCAAAGTCACTGGAACCACTATTAGTGAAATGTTCAAAAGTGCTAAGAATTCCGACACAATAGGACCGGCTCTTCCTACGATAGGAGCTGTGTTAATTACTCCTATAGTTGCTCCAGTAGTTTTCGTAACTACCTTCTTTAAGAAGGACTAATATGCTTAATGCTCATACGATATATCTGATCTCAGTAGATCAGTACTTTCCCACATATAAGGAAATTAGGGAAATGGCTCAAATATTGCACACTCAGGAGTGCTCAAAAGAAGTTTCAGTGGTAACTGCTATTCTGTTAGATGTCAATGCTCAGATTGGTCGAGCATAAGATGGTGAAGATCTGTGATGCGGGAAATAAACTCTATTTCTTCCATTGTCCTGGTTGCGGTAATGCTCACGGGTTCTCTACTGAACCAGGTCGCTGGACTTTCAATAATGATTATGTCAGACCTACAATCCAGCCTTCAATTCTGTGCAACAGTGATGATCCAAAGACTCGTTGCCACTCATTCGTAGAGAATGGCAATATTCGGTTTCTTAATGATTGTCACCATGTCCTTAAAGGACTCACAGTGACGCTTCCTGATTGGGATAGCTACTAATGAAATGTTTCTTCGTAGAATTTACCGGTAAGACTCAAATTGAAGAATTTGAGTGTGACTGCGGTTGTAAACAGAAAATAACTCGCGAACACAGACAGTATCGAAGAACAGATACTGGTGAAATTATGCCTTATCCTGATTCATTCGGACCAGGAGCTATGTACTTTGTCGAGGCCTATCAACATGAAGGAAAGTATCGTGATTGGAATAACGACTCTGGTCAACATCTTCATGTGATTTTGCCTAATGGTCACCCATGGGATATAGATACTAGAGCTAGTAACTGCACGATGAAAGATGATCGAAATCATCGATGTTGGATTCGTCACGGAGAACCTCCTAATATCACTGTAGATAAGAATGGCTTAACCTGCGCTGCGGGTGCCGGTAGTATAGCCGCAGGTGGATATCACGGTTTTCTAAGAAACGGATTCTTTGTTACATGCTAAGTTTTTAGTTCATACTTCAAATGAGTTGCTAGCATACCTTTCTAGAGGGTTAACTCGAGTGCCGGCCGTTTGGGGTGTTGAGCTGAGGTAGAGCGTTTCACCTAGCCTGCCTCAGATTTTAATAGTCAATCCAATGGAGAAATATCATGGACTGCTGTGTGCTGAGTTCTGAGGAAGTAGGACAGTTAAAGCACTACAAAATTCTTCCTAATCATGAGAATCACCATCACATTCCATGTGACCAAGCTATTCTCGGTCTCAAAGATGAAGACTATGAACTTATTGACGGATTTAATGGTCGTCAGTATCTAACCAAAACTAAGTTATTTTTTCTGCGCAAAGTACCTTCTGGTGGCAAAGGGGCTATCCCAATAGTTCAACGAGTAGTCAGCAACCACTTGAAGCATCTTATGCCAGTTAGATTTTAAGGGAGGATAGACTATGGCCCCTCCGCATAGATGGCAACCAGGACAAAGTGGTAATCCTGCTGGAGCACCTCGAGGTCCTCGTAAGAAAAATCTTTTAGGTCCTGCCTATAAAGCAATTCTTGGAGAAGTCCTCGATGAGGATACTAAACAAGAATTTAAGATGCCTGATGGTTCTACTTGGGCTGATTTGATCGCGACGCACGTAGTTAAACGAGCTATCGGAAAAGTTGCTGATGAGAAGATTTGCTTTAGAGCCATTACTGAACTTCGAGAGACGACTGAAGGAAAGACTCCTGAAAAAGTAATTGCAGCTGGGAGCAATGAGGAACTTGCTAATCTGGCTCGAATCATGCAAGGAGAACCAGCCCCACCTGAGGTAGAAGATATTATTACTGATGAAGATCAGGCCACAGAGAATGCTGAAGCTAATTTTCACGGTTCAACAAATGAGGAATAAGAGTCGTGCCAATCTTTAAGCCGTTCGGACAAAAAGCCCACGATTTCGTCAAGAGGCATCCGAGTCAGGATAAGAAGTACACTCTTCTAGAAGGTAGCGTTCGTTCTTCAAAGACTTTTGCCGTAGATGCTAAGCTTATTCTTCAACTTTGTAATTATAAAGTTAATGGAAAGAGAGTCATCTGTGGAGCTACAAAACAAACTGTCTATAAGAACATGCTTCTGGATATATTTCAAGTAGTTGGTAAGAAAAACTACTCTTACAATCGAGCTTCTGGTGAACTCTGGTTATTCGGGGTTCAGTGGTTCATCATAGGAGCTCGAGACGAAGCAAGCTACAAGAACATTCTTGGTATGACCATTGGAATCGCGATTTGCGATGAGTGGACTGAATTTCCGAGAAGTTTCTCAATGCAGTTGTTTCTTCGACTTTCTCCCCCGGGCTCGAGGTTATATGCTACCACAAACCCTGGGACACCTCAACACTATCTATTCACTGAAGTCATTCATAACGAGAATTTTGCTCCTGATCTCGAAGTTATTCACTTCACACTTGAAGATAATCCCAACATTGAAGCTGATCAAAAGAGACAGATTATTGCCTCTCAGAAAGGTGTTTACTATCAACGGTATATCTTAGGACTGTGGGTGGTAGCTGAAGGAGCTATCTACAAGGATGCGTGGTCAGAAGATCTACTGTATAATGATCAGTCTAGACCTATAGGATTGTATGGTTCTGGTGGGTACAATAAACATATAATAGCTATTGACCACGGGACGCACAATCCCTGTACGTTCCTAGAGTTCTTCGATGATGGTGACGTAGCATGGATGGATCGAGAATACTACTGGGACTCTGTCAAAGAGATGAGGCAGAAAACTAATTCTGAGTACGCTGATGACTTAGAAGAGTTCATAGCTAGTTCCAGAGTTATAGGAGTTAACAATCCTATGATTGTAGTTGATCCTGCTGCTGCTGGATTTAAGATAGAACTCGTTAAACGTGGTTTATATGTAGTTGATGCGAATAATGAAGTTCTAGAAGGTATTCATCGAACTTCTGAGGTAATGGCTTGCAAAGCTTTGAGAGTTCATGAAGATTGCGCGAATGAACGTCGAGAATGTGGTCTATATTCCTGGGACAAGAAAGCCGGGGAAAAGGGCAATGAGCAACCACTCAAGGTCAATGATCACACTCAAGATGCTAAGAGATACGGAGTAATGGAGCTATTCCCTGAATGGAGAATGGTATCTACTCTTCAAAGAGCTGCTTAAGGAGCTAAAATGGCACACAATTTTGGTGGTTTCTCAGCTTATGCTAACGACGAGGCTCCAATTGAGGAGATGTCGAATGATGGTGGTGACGGTTCTGGTGTAATGAGACGTCATCATGTCGAAGGGCTTCGCGACCTCGACCGTAAGCCAGCAGAAGATTCAATGTCTGTTCCTGAAGGACTGAACTCAGGGATTAGTGAAGATTCGATTGGACCTAGTGGTAAGAAATTCACAGAGCATCTGCACTCCCGTAAAAGTGATGGCAAATTTGAACCATCATCGATGCGAGGAAAAGAAAAGAGTAGTTAAATCCGCAACATTGAAAGGTAAATGA